ACAAGCGGACTTCTTAGGATTTGATTTAGAAGCTGATAGCAGTTTAACTTTTACACCAGAAAAACAAAACTAGAGTGATATAAATATATAAATAATAGAAAAACAAGGAATAACAAATGGCACTTATAACAGTAAACTTAGCCGATACTTTTGAGAATTGGCGTACCAAAACAAATACACTTGGTACTAATCAAGGTGACTTAGCGACATTAACTACAAGTACACAGGTTAGTCTTGTTGCAGCTATTAATGAAGTTAAGGCAACAAGTGGTTTAGGAGATATTGTTGATGACCTGTCACCACAACTCGGTGGAAATTTAGATGTACTAGCTAGATCAATAACTACTAGTACAACTAATGGTGATATTACTATTACGCCAAACGGAAGTGGTTCAGTAGTTATAGATGGTTTATCACATCCACAAGCAGATGGAACTACAGGCCAATTTTTAAAAACTGATGGGGCAGGACAACTTTCTTTTGCAACTGTTGATACTGATGTATTGGGGGATACTTCTCCACAGCTAGGTGGTTCATTAGATGTCAATGGTCAATCAATTATAAGTGTATCAAATGGTGATATCGCCATTACACCAAACGGAAGTGGTTCAATTATTCTTGATGGTTTATCACATCCACAAGCAGATGGAACTACAGGTCAGGTTTTAAAAACAAACGGTTCTGGTACTTTAAGTTTTGCTCCTGTAATCACAGAAATACTTGATACTAGTCCTACTAATTTAAAAACAACTTGGAATGTAAATTATGTAGTAGGAAGAATTGCAGTATTTTTAAATGGTGTCAAATTAATTAATGGTTCAGATTTTACAGCAACTAATGGTACTAGCGTAGTATTGACTACTGGTGTTGCTACAACCGATGTAATTGAATTTCAAGTATTTGCGTAATAGGAGATAATTAATGACAAAAGCAAGAGATTTAGCAGATTTATTAGATGCTGGTGGTGATGTTGTTAGTAGTTCATTAGATAATCAATCAACAAGTGCTAGTGATTTAACTACTGGAACTTTACCTAACGCTAGAATAGTTGATCTTCCAAATGCTCAAGTTGCTGGACTAGCCGCTTCAGCGACTACCGATACAACTAATGCTTCAAACATCACATCTGGGACTATAGCAGACGCCCGTATACCTTCAAGTGCAGTAACTCAACACGTTGACCTAACATCAGTAAACCAATCAATAGCTACATTAGGTTTGCATATGGGTGTCGCTGATAATAAAGTGGCATATAATCTACCTAATGCGTTTATAGATACCTTTGAAGATGATACTGGGATAACTACGGAAACAAATGTGGATAGGACAACTGGTGAATATGTGGCGAGTGTTTATACTAGCACTACCACAACAACTCCATCATCATCAAGTGATTGGGCAGGGTCAACATCAACAATAACCGTTGGTGCTGGCACTGTTACACATAATGCTGGCGATAAAGCCATAAGGAGTTCAAGTTCTGTGTCTGGTGATTTTGAGTTTACTGGAACTTTTACAGGGGGTGGCAATGGTAACGGTGGTTGGTTGGGAGTATTCCCAACGTCAGAGGTAGGAACATTCGCTAGTGGTCACGAGCATGGTGCGATGGCTAGCATGACAAATTCATATTTTCTAGCTTATGAAAGTAGGGCATATGTAACAAATGGAACAAATAAAGGAGGGTCAGTCCAAACCTCATTTGACCCAGCCACTAGTGCTGTATTTAAAATCACAAGAGTAGGATCGACCATTACTTATTATGTAGATAATGTGGTTAAAACAACACTAACTAGTCAAACTACAGCCGATATGTATACTTGTGTTGGTAGTGGTGGGTCAGCCCCACGGAATTATACAGGTATTAGTTGGCAAGAAACAAGCAGTTCTGCTAGTGCCACAGGTACTCTAATATCAGACACACAAACTGCTCCATCAGCCACGACAGAAGTATCAGGGGTAATACTCTATAAAGATAATGTTGGCACAGCCACATTAGGAACACACTTAAAGATTTACTTCACGGCAGACAACGGATCGAACTGGACTGAAGCCTCAAGTTATGGAACAGCACAAACATTTAGTGGCACTACAAAACAGGTGAAGTTGGGTAAGACTACAGTTACCTCCGGCACTCAAGTAGCAATGAAAGCTGTATGGGCAAGTCAAGCTAGTGGTTCAATGGAACCCCAATTACACGGCTGGGCCGTTAATTATTAGGAGATATAAATGTCAACAATTAAAAGTTCCTCGGAACATTTGACCCTCAATGCCGATGGTGTATCAAAAGATATAAAGTTCCAAGCTAACGGTTCTACGGCAGTAATCACTACTGACTTACCGAATATCAAAAAATAAAGAGATAACGAATGGGAACAAATACATTTAAAAATGCACAAGCAACTAATATAACAACTGCTACTACAATATATACTGCTCCGTCTGCTAAAACTTCTATTCTATTGGAATTGGATGTTGCTAATACTACAACAGCTGTTGTTCAAACTTCCGTACAGGTTACAGATACCTCTGCAACTTCTACAGCATATCTTGTCAAAGATGCACCAATACCTTCTGGAAGTGCATTACAAGTTATAGCAGGTCAAAAGGTTATTTTAGAAACAGGAGATTTAATTAAAGTTACATCAAGCGGTGCAGTAGATGTTGTAGCCTCAATCCTAGAGGACGTAAACTAAATGGCATACATAGGTAAAGCTCCAGATAGTTTAGTAACAGGGCAAAGTACGAGTGAAGATATTTTTACTGCTACTGCTGGTCAAACTGTTTTCACCTTAACTGCTGATGTTACTATAGAAACAGATATTGTTGTTGCTATCAATGGTGTACTACAATCTGGTACAGCATACGGAGTTGGTGGTACTGGAAATCGAACTCTTACTTTTACAGCTGGTTTAACAGCTAGTGATGAAGTAAGAGTTTTGCATATTGGATTCAAACCAACTACAACCATATTTGCAGATGGTACTGTAACAACAACTAAGTTAGCGGATAACTCGGTTACTTCTGATAAAATTGTGGATGGTGAAATTGTAAACGCTGACATCAACGCAAGTGCGGCTATAGCCACATCAAAAGTATCTGGTGCAGTTACTTCAATTACTTCACATGGACTAGCCGCTTCAGCGACTACGGATACAACTAATGCTTCTAATATTTCAACGGGTACTGTTGCTGACGCAAGAATTTCTACGTTGACCGCTAGTAAACTTACTGGGAATCTGCCAGCCATATCGGGGGCTAGTTTGACGAGCTTGCCAGTTTCAACATACGCTTCTGCGGCAGGAGCAGGGCATACTGGTATTTCCACAAATCAGTCTATTGCTACAACGACTTTAACAAAAATATCTTTCACACATGAGCTTTATGACGATGACTCAAATTTTGATTTAGCAAATGAGAGGTATGTTGCTCCTGCGGCAGGGAAATATTTTGTAAGTTTTTCTGTAGGTATGCAGACTGGGTTTGGTGCAAGTCAAAGAGGCATCGCCCATCTCTATAAAAATGGTGCGGCCGCATTTTCACCGCTGAATCAAATATTCGCTGAGAATAACACAAGCACAACCTCAGCAATAAATGTTTCAAATGCGGTGGTGGTTCCTCTAGCACAGAATGATTACTTAGAAGTTTTCTTTATGCATTTCAAGGGGAGTACGCAAACTCTTGATGGTGGAAAATGTTGGTTGCAAGTATACCGCTTATCATAGGATAAATTATGAAATTTATAAAACAAAAATCAACAGGACAAATAATACATAGAGAATCACCTTATACTGATAAAACCCTTGATAATGCCGTCTTTACACACAATATAAATAAGGCTGATCTTGAAGTAGTCGAAGAAAATTGGACTGAGGATGAATGGACGGTGGCTATGAATAATCAATTGCCATATGGAGAAAGACGCAAATCTGAATACCCTGACATAGGCGACCAGCTTGATATGATATATCACGCTGGTTTTGGTGGTGATGAATTTCAAGAGGCTATAAAAAGGGTAAAAGAAAAATTCCCAAAGGGAGCTAACTAATGGCAATCGCAATAAACGGCAATGGTACGATTACTGGGCTTAGTGCTGGTGGATTGCCTGATGGGTCAGTAGATTCTGACACACTGGCGACTGGAATCGATGCGACAAAACTGGCTGACGGGTCAGTAACTTCAGCGGAACTGCAATATATAAATACACTTTCTTCTAATGCACAGACTCAGATAGATGGGGTTGGTGGGGGAAAAATTTTGCAAGTAGTTCATAATAGTACAACCACTAATTATACTGTTGGTTCTGGTGATGCTGATGTTACCAATCTTAATGCTGTTATTACTCCGTCAGCTACAACATCAACTATATTGTTATTGGTTAGAACTCATTTTTATTATGCAGGTAGTGATTCAGGTTGGGCAATGACTATTAGACGAACTGTTGGAGGATCAAATACTGATGTTTATTCAGATAGTACAGCTTATGCTTACTATGGTGAATCTGGTGCAACAAATAGAAGAGGTGAACTTTCTTTGAATTACAAAGATTCGCCATCTACAACTTCAGCTATTACATATCAAATACGAGCTCGTAAAAATAGTGGAACAATAACATTGAATGAAAATTCAATCGGGTCGGTTACAGCATTTGAAATAGGAGCATAGAATGAGAATAACAACTGGACAAGCACTTACATCTCTTTGTCCTACTGCTAACTTTTCTGCAAGTGAAGAAAATGATGGTACGAATGTACAAATTTATTGGGCTGACGAAGTACAAACACAACCAACTGATGCAGAGATACAAGCAGAGATAACTCGTCTACAAGAAGAATACGATAAAAATAAATACCAACGAGATAGGAGATCAGATTATCCTGACATAGGTGATCAATTAGATGCGCTCTATCATGCTGGTGCTTTTCCAGAAGATATGGCTGCAAAATTAAAAGCTGTGAAAGATAAATACCCAAAGAAATAACTAACTAAGAATAAACCTTGAGTAACTTTATATCAAAATCATTAATTTGTTTTCAAATTGAAACTGGAAAGTTTGCTGGTGTTATTTTTTTCTTCAAGGATGTATATGCAAAATGTCTTAATAATACCAATGATTATGAAGTGTCGTATTCATATGAAATTGTAGGTGGAAATTATAAAGATAGAGGATATAAAAAAGATCAAGAACATCTTAATCGTAAAGTAAATATACATACAAAAGAAGTTTTTATAAAAGAAATAGGTGATATACTTAATCCATTATTATCAAATAATGATTCAAGAGTTTTTGTACAATGGGGTGATTAAGTAATCTTACTTTATAAATAATAGTAAAAAGGACTTAACATGGCAGGAATATTAAATCTTACAATTGATCAAGGTACTTCTTATAGTAATGCTATTACTGTTTATCAGGCTGATGGTGTAACGGCTATGAATCTTACTGATTTTACAGTAGCATCACAAATAAGAAAAAATTATACATCAACTGCTTATCATACATTTACAACATCACTTGTATCACCAGCTACTTCAGGTAAGATTAATATGACCTTAACAGCGACACAAACAACTGCAATTAAAGCTGGTTATTATTATTATGATGTTGAAATTACATCCAGTGGTGGAACCGTTACTAGAGTCATGGAAGGAAAGATACACATTAAACCTAATGTAACAAAGGCATAGAATAAATGGCAAATGTAATCGTCAAGAAACAATTTACTGGTGATACAAGTGATGTTATTAAAGTTTCTTCTGATTCCGGTGGTGTTGTTAAATCAACTACTACTGGTAATCCATCAGGAACTATAAATATTACATCAAATTTAACTGGAACAAATGTTAATGATATGGGTGATGTTGATACGACTAATCTTGTAGACCAAAGCATACTACTTTGGAATGCTACTACTTCAAAGTATGTAACAACAGATTGGAACACAATGACTATTGATGGTGGACAGATTACTTAACAATAAAGGAGAAGTAGAATGAGTGTTATTCAAATAAAAAGGTCGACAACATCAACTGTCCCCGCGAGTGCAACTGGCGCCAACAGTGCTACCGCAGGTGAATTGGTTTATAGCTATAGAGCCGCGGATGGCAGTGGAGATGAGAGTGGAACGGGAAAATTATATATTGGACATGCGGATGGTTTAGCATCTGGTCGTACTGCTAATGTAATTGGTGGTTCAGTCTTTATGGATATGTTGGATCATACTGCCGGAACTGCAACTGCTAGTTCTGCTGTTCTCTTAGATTCTAATTCACATATTGATGCTGTTAAAACTGCCGCTCTACATATTGGTTCATCTGGGTCTGAAACACAAGTAACATCAACTGCAGCTGAATTAAATTATGTAGATGTTACTGCGGGTACTGCAACTGCAAGTAAGGCTGTCGTATTAGATGCTAATGCACATACGAGTGCTGTTAAAACAACTGCATTACATCTTGGTTCTTCAGGTTCTGCAACAGCAGTAACAGCAACAGCTGCTGAAATTAATAAGCTTGCTGGTCTGAGTTCATCACAAACTGAATTGCAATATGTAGATGTAACACCGGGAACAGCAACTGCAAGTAAAGCAGTTGTATTAGATGCAAATTCACATATTGATGCTGTTAAAACAGCTGCATTATCAATAGGTTCTTCCGGTTCTGAAACATTGGTTACTTCAACAGCAACAGAACTTAATTTACTTGATGGTGTTACTGCAACTACAGCAGAACTTAATTTACTTGATGGTGTTACTGCAACAACTGCTAAGTTGAATTATGTAGATGTAACAACAGCTGGTTCAGCACAGGCAAGTAAAGCAGTTGTATTAGATAGTAATTCACATATTGATACTGTTAAATTAACTAATTTTTATATTGGTGCTTCTGGTTCTGCAACACAAGTAACATCAACAGCGGCAGAGTTAAATCTGTTAGATGGTATAACAGCTATTGATACTGATATATCAAGTGTTGCTGGAACACATACTACACTTGCATCAGCACTGGCAGTAAAAACTTATGTTGATAATACTCGATCAGGTTTAGAAGTAAAGGATTCGACGGTTGTAGCAACAACAGCAAATCTTTCTGCTACATATAGTAATGGAACACCCGCGGGTGTTGGTGCTACACTAACAAATTCTGGTTCACAAGCCGCAATTGCAATTGATAATATAACACTTACAGCAAATCAAAGAGTATTGGTAAAAGACCAAACATCTACTGCACAAAATGGTATTTATGAAGTTACGACAGTTGGTAATGGTTCTACTAATTGGGTATTGACAAGAACAACAGATGCTGATACTGCTAGTGAATTAAGTTCTGGTGTTTTCTTCTTTGTTGAAAAAGGTTCTGCAAATGCAGACAATGGTTATGTAATGACTCAAGATACCTCAATTACTTTTGGAACAACCCCAATTGTATTTTCACAATTTTCAGGTGCGGGTCAAATTACAGCAGGAGATGGTTTAACTAAAAGTTCTAATACACTTTCTGTTAATACAGGAACAGGTATTACTATTACAACTGATAATGTTGTTATTGATACCACATGGACTGGACAGACTGCTTTAACAACTCTCGGAACTATTACAACAGGTACTTGGAATGGAACAGCCATTAGTGCAACGTATGGTGGAACTGGTTTAGATACTTCAAGTTCAACTGGTGTTGGAATTGTTACTAGTGGTACTTGGTCAACACCAGCACAATTAACAGTTGGATTTGGTGGAACTGGTGCTTCAACATTTACCTCTAATGGTATTCTTTATGGTAATGGTACTGGTGCAGTTCAAAACACTGCCGCTGGAACAACTGGATATTTTCTTTATAGTAATGCAGGAACACCTGCTTGGACAAATGTAGTAGACGGTGGAAACTTCTAATTTTTATAATAACTTATAATGGAGTAAATTATGGAAAAGATGGAAAAAGACTTAAAGTATGCACAACAATTGATTAATGTTTTACAAACAAAATTGAATGATAGTGTGGCATTGAATATTCAATTGGAAGCGAAGTTACTTACTTTACAAGAAGAAGCAAAGGTTTTACAAGAAGAGGATAAAGTAGATGGCAACAGTAATAAAACCAAAGAAAAGTGAAACAGCATTATCAGTACCAACTACGAGTGATTTAGCTGTCGGTGAAATGGCAGTTAATACAGCAGATCAAAAAGTTTATATTAGAAATTCTAGCAATACTATTGTTGAAGTTGCCAGTGCTGGTGGTATAACAGAAGCCACAGCAACTGCCAAAGCAATTGTAATGGCTGTTGCATTAGGATAAAATCATATGGCTATAACTACTAGACAAGGACTTATTGATTACTGTTTAAGAAGGCTTGGTGCGCCAGTAACAGAAATTAATGTTGATGACGAACAAGTTTCTGATCGTATTGATGATGCTATTGAATTTTTTCAAGAGTATCACTTTGACGGTGTAGAGAAAGTTTTTCTAAAACATACAATAACACAGACGGATATTGATAACGAGTATATAGATGTTGTTGATCCAGTTGTTAGTGTTTTGCGTGTGTTACCTATTCCAAATTTTAATGCTTTTCAAACTGGGTTCTTTAATGAAGAATATCAGTTACGGTTAAATGATTTGGAGAATTTCCGAAGTTCTACAATGATTAATTGGGCTATGTCTCAAACTAATTTTTCATTAGTGGAACATTTGTTTTCTATTCAGCCTACATTATTATTTAATAGAAAACAAAATAAAATGTATTTGGAAACAGATTGGTCTAATAAATTTTCAGTAGGAACTATACTTATCATAGAAGCATATAGAGCCCTTGATCCTACTACATATACAGAAGTATATAATGATATGTTCTTAAAGAAATATGCGACAGCATTAATCAAACAACAATGGGGAAGTAACTTAAAGAAATTTACCGGTGTTACTTTGCCTGGTGGTATTTCACTTGACGGCCAGACTATTTTTTCTGAAGCAACTGAAGAAATTATAAAGATTGAAGAAGAAATGAGTATGAAATATGAACTTCCACCTGATGGATATATAGGGTAATTTATGGCCTCAAATATATACTTCCAAAACGCATTAGCAGATCAGAACTTACTGAATGAAATTAATCGAGAAGTGATTCAACAGGCTGGTATAGATGTAATGTATTTGCCGAGAACTCTTGTCAAAGAAGATTTAGTAATTAATGAAGATGTTTTGTCTAAATTTAGTAATGCGTATCAAATTGAAATGTATATTAAGTCTAGTGATAATTTTGGTGGACCGGATGATGCTATTTCTAAGTTTGGTTTAGATATTCGTGATGAACTTATTTTAGTTGTTCACGCAGAATCTTTTACGTTTGCAACAGATATGGCTAAGCCACTTGAGGGTGATTTAATATATTTTCCACATTCAAAAGGTACATTTGAAATTAAGTTTGTTGAAGATGAACAACCGTTTTACCAAATTGGAAAGAATTATGTTTTTGAATTAACTTGTGAAGTATTCCAATACGGTGAAGAAAAAATTGATGCTGGTACTGATGTTGATAAAGTTGAAAGAAATAATGCATATGCTGTAGATTTAGTATTGGCTACTGGTGGATCAGGAACATATGCTATAGATGAAGTAGTATATCAAGGGGCAACACTAACAACAGCAACTAGTACAGCAATAGTTGCATCATGGACATCCAGTACTAGAACACTAAGAGTTAATAATATTGTTGGAACATTTGCAATAAATACAAATATTACTGGTAATACAAGTGGTGCAGTATGGTCACAATCAGCTGCAACAGATGATCAATTGTTACCAACAGTTCCATATGCTGATAATAAGATTTTGGAAACAGATGGTGATAACATATTAGACTTTTCTGAAATGGATCCGTGGAGTGAAGGAGACTTATAATGTTTGGTTATCATTCATATAATAAAAATATAAGAAATATTGTAGTATTGTTTGGAACAGTATTCAATGATATTTCTGTAAAACGATTGAAGTCTGATGGAACAACTGAGCGTGAATTTAAAGTTCCTATTGCTTATGGGCCCGCCGAAAAGTTTCTAAGTAAACTCAACCAACAAGATACAGTAACATTACCAAGAATGTCATTTGAAATTACTGATTATTCTTATGACCCTGTAAGAAAATTACAAACCACAAAGAAATTAAAAAAAGTAAAAACTGGAAGTACGACAGATTTAAATACAATTTACAATCCTGTTCCATATAATTTTAATATTACTTTAAGTATTATGGTAAAATATAGTGATGATGGAACACAAATTCTGGAACAAATACTTCCATACTTTACACCAGAATTTCAAGTCACTATGAATGAAATGTCTACAATGGGAGTTAAACGAGATATTCCAATTATATTAACTGGTGTTACGACAGAAGATACTTATGAAGGTGATTTTTTAACAAGACGAGCTTTGATACATACTTTGACTTTTACTGTTAAGGG